CTTATGATGAGAAAAATAACATAGTTCCATTCCTATATGATAATATGGTATATGGAAGATATCAAGCGGCGCATGATGATTATCTTTATGATATCAATACACCATTTGCTGAGCACGTATATTGCGAAAGTGGTTATACAATGGATGATAATAAATCAGAAATTATAGAATGTTTGTATGTATCAAAATGGACATTTATGGTAGATGATAAAGGAAATACTATTATCAATGGTAGACCCTTTGATATTCACCAATATTTGGTTTCTTATTTAGATACAGATAAGATTAATGTAAAAGTAGCAAAGAATATATTTGAAACCGATATGATTGCTAACATCGTTTTATGTTCAATATAAATTTGGTAATATGGATTATTCTTCGTATATTTGTATTGTGGTTTTTTAGTTCTATTATTCGAATTGTTACATTCACAAAGGGAAGGTCTAAAAAACTTTCCCTTTTTTTAACGTTTGGGATTTTAACAGGCTATTTATTATAGTATAAACTACTAAGAGTTGTAGATTACTCTGAGCATACTTAATCTACCGAGAACTAACATCCAATTAGTATAATGAGGCAATAAACACCGGCAGGTAAAACTAACTCACTCTGATAAGGAACTTACTCGTAAAAATTAAGGTAAGAAGGTGTGTTGTTGTTTGTTGTTAGCACTTTCTAAGATATGGTATATAATACACAATGTATGTATTATGAAGAAATTGAAAAAATTTCCTAATAGATATGTTGTGTCTAAACGATAACAATATGAATTTAAAACAAAAAAACAAATTAAGAAAAGAAGCATTACAAAAAAAGAAATTAGAGCAATCTAAAAAAGTTGATGAGTTAGCAAAAAGTTGGAATCCATTACCTGTTAGAGGTCAAACGCTTCCAAGATTAAATTCAACTATTGAAAAGAATTCTAATTTTATTAATTGTAAACAAGCTTATATGAATGTTGGAAAGTATAAAGGAATTGATATAACTTCAGTACCGATTTGGTATCTAAAGTGGGTTGTTAATAATATACAATTAAACGAGTCAGAATTAAAATTAATAAGAAAGACTATAAATAATAAATAATTTGGTAGTTTGGACTAAATTTAGTATCTTTACAATAACATATAAATAAAAAACAAAATTATGGCAACAAGAAAGGTTTACAAAGACAATGAATCAGAATTAGAAATCGTATCAAAAACAGATGGTACTTTTATTTTTTCAATTAATCCAATTGATTACATTAGAGACACTAGTTACTTTGAGTTAGAACTTACTAGAGAAGATGTAATTGAAATGATTAATGACCTTCAGTATTATCTTGATTCCCAAAATAAAAAATAATATGATAAAAGTAGAAAAAGAAAGAGATAGAGTATTCATTACTGTTACTTCTCAGCTAGATAGGGAAGATGTAAAGCAATTAGTAGATGATTTAAATGTATGGTTACAATTTGATTATGAAGATGACAAATTAAATTGGGAGGAATCCAATTGGCCCGATGAATTGAAGGAGCAGGAATACAATAATGTATCTGATAGAATTCTTTCAGATATAGAGATAAAGGATGCTTTTGATAAGATGTTTAATGATATCAATTAAATTTCGTATCTTTACAAAACAATAAACAATATAATATGGCAAACGAATTCTATGTAAAGAAAGATGGAGATAAAATAATATTAACCATCGTCAGTAAATCTGAAACAAGTATTGAATTAGATATAGAAGATGCGGCAGACTTAGCATTAGATATCCAAGAACACATTGATAATTGGTTATACAATGACAAAGCTAAGAAAGAAGCTAAAGTTCAGAATGATTCAAAGAATAAATTAGGAATTGATATGAATAAATGGATTGATAATCATTTTGGAAGCAAATATGATTTAGACCCAATTGAAAGAGAAGTTAAAGAAAGAGAGATAGAAAAACTATTTGGGCAGGTATATAAAGTAGATTTAATTAATAATACAGTAACTAAAAAGAAATAATATGAATATAGACGAAATACTAAAGAAACCTTTTGATAAATTAACTAAAGAAGAAATTGAATGGGTTTTTGCAAACCTAGACTGGGGGAAACTATTTGAATCTTATGTTAAGCAGGAAGAAGAATCACAAAGATTATCAGAAAATAATTAATTTAAATGGTAGATTATAATATTTATAGAGAGTTAGGGGTTTTTATATGGAACTGCCATTTTATATTTGTTCCTCTAACATACTCTATATTTTGAGAGGCTGGCGTCATTTCCAGTCTCTCTTTTTTATGCTCACTTTTCTAAACTACTAATATTTATAAACACAAAACAATATACAATGGCAAAAATTCAAATTAAAGATTTAAAAGGATTTCCTGACTACTATGCAGGTAGTGATGGATTAATCTACACAACAAAGATATCTTACAGATACAATCCTAAAGGTGAAATAAGAGTATTAAGACCACGTACTCACCCATCAGGTTATTTATACTATGGATTATTCGTAGGTATTGGACCTAAGAAACAAAGATTATGGAGAAGAGGTCATCGTTTGATAGCAGAAACATTCTTAGGTAAGATTCCTAAAGGATTAGAAGTTAATCACAAAGATGGTGACAAACATAATAATAAGCCTGATAACTTAGAGTATATGACTCGTTCAGAAAATCTTATTCATTATCATCAAATAACTAAACCAAATAGAAATGTGCATAATTAAATTGGGAAACATAGTAGATGGATTAATAAACGTAATCACATTAGGATGGGGTAAAGATTTAGCAGGATGGATAGCTAAACGATTCTTTAACTTAGATGATTGCGGATGTGAAGCACGAAGAATCTATTTGAATGAACTATGTGGATGTAAAGAAGGAATTAAATTATATTAATATGGAAACAGCATACCAAAGAAATGAAACTTCAGTAGAAGCACATATCAAATTCTTACAAAGTATAGGAGGATTGAAAGATGTAGAGATAACCGATGAACTTAAACAAAAGATGGCAGAGGATTTAGAAAGATTTTGGAGAGATACTCCATTAGAACAAATAGCACAATTAGGATAATATGGAAAATAAATACGCACCCTTTAATGAATCAGAATTCAATCTAATGAAAGAAGAACTATCATCAATCAAAATGCATTTACCCGAACACTTAATGGGTAAGATGTGGAGTAGGTGCACACAAATAAGAGGTAACAAAGAACCACAACCTTGCAGCTGTAAATCATCAGGCGGATTATGGGTAAGATGTATTGATGAGCTGAGAAAATTTGTAAGTGATAGGATTTAATGAGTATAGAAGAAATACAAAGAGAAAACAATAGAAGGCTTGATATTCTTTATAGAGTTAAGAATGATTGGTTGATGTCCGCTTCATACAACATAACAAAGAATAGAGAGATGGCTAAGGAATTAGTTGCAGAACTCTACTCTTACATTGCCGAAAGAGGTAATCCTAATATATGGTATGGTGTAGATGATTTCAATATGATGTATCTTCATTCATTCTTACGAACACGTCACATTAATATGGTAAAGAGTAATGGTAAGGTACAAACCATTTCGGACACTTATGATGAAGTAGATGAAGAATATAATGAGGAGATGGATACCAAAGTACAGCAATGCTATGATGAAATAGTAAATGAGATACAACAACTACAAAAAACAAAGATGTGGAGTTCAGCACGATTAGCTGAATTATATTTCTTTAGTGATGATAAGATGACATTGGATAAGTTGAGTAAAGATATAGGGATAAGTAAATCAACATCCTTTCTAAATGTCAAAAAGATTAAACAACATATAAGATTAGTAAAGGTTAATCCCTTTAAACCATCGTAGAATCAATTCTAAGGTGGCAAGGTCCAACGATAAATACAAAGGTGGATGTAGTTGTTATATCTATATATATTGTTAAATACAACCAATTACAATGGCATTTCAAAAGAACGATAAAAGAATCAATAGAGCAGGTAGACCGGCTGGTGCTCTCAATAGAAGTACAGAGATGATGAAACTATCATTAGCTCGTGCTACTAATAAAGTAATGGATAATCTACCATCACTAATGGAGGAGATGATGAAGAAAGACCCAAAGGGTGCAGTAGACATCACACTTAAGATGTTAGAGTTTCATTTACCTAAACAAAGCCGAATGGAATTGAAAGCAGAAGTAGAACAAAGAATACAGCAGATATCCGTAAACATTACACAAAATCAAGTAGATGCATCTGGAAGTCAATACAACGATTAGTTATAAACACATAGAGGATTGTCCTACTAGAGTTTGTCATTTGGTTGGAGGTAGCCGTAGTGGTAAAACATACGCAGCACTTCAATGGCTTATCGTACAGGCCCTTCAAAATAAAGAGTTGGTAACTATTGTAAGGAAAACAATACCATCCCTTAAAAGGACTGTAATGAAGGATTTCAAAGACCTTATGCAATCAATGGGTATATGGAATGAGGACGAGTTTAATATAAGTGATAGAACATATACATTCTATAATGATTCACAAATA